ATTGCACTGTTTCGAGGCTATCCGGCGACGATAAGAACTGACCAGGGGCCGGAGTTCACTTGCCGTGCACTGGATCAATGGGCCTTTGAGCATGGTGTTGAGTTGCGCTTAATCCAGCCGGGCAAGCCAACGCAGAACGGATTTATTGAGAGCTTTAACGGACGATTTCGCGATGAATGTTTGAATGAGCACTGGTTCAGCGATATCGTTCATGCCAGGAAAATTATTAATGACTGGCGGCAGGATTATAACGAATGCCGCCCGCACTCCACGCTGAATTATCAGACACCGTCTGAATTTGCAGCGGGCTGGAGAAAGGGTCATTCTGAGAATGAAGATTCCGACGTTACTAACTGAGTGTTGTATCTAATCGTGGGGGCAGGTCAAGTTGGCTGAAATAGAGAGTGAATTTGTTTTTAAGTATGTATTTGATGGGGGCAGGAAACTAATCACCGATCTGGGGTGGGATTTAATGATTGCTGATAATGTGTCTGAATTTATAGTGACAAACAGAAATGATGAAACACTTTCTGAGCGCGCTCTTGTTACGGAACTCCTTAAAACTTTTATGGAGTATGGCGAAGGAAATTGCGTATCGGCTGTTTATCGATTTACTCGTTCAGCATTCATAGAGAACGACATTGAAAGAAAAACTATCCAGCGATGCTGGGAATCCTTATGCAAAGCAGTGGAAGTAAGAGATTCCGCAAGATCTGCATATGTTCAAGAAGCCAAGCAGTAGATTGGTTTTGAGACAAAGTTCCACCTCAAACGTTTATCTTTGACATGACATAGTTGCCAAAAAAATCCTCTTGCTTGTCATGTCAAACTAAGCTTTTTTAGCATGTTTTTTGGTATTTCAAAAAAAATATATATACCTCATTCTACCTCTGTCCATAGTCGTATATTGAGGTGCATATGTCTCTAAAGTTTATCCGTCTTTCCGAAGTTCAACGGCGCACAGGCTATAGCAAGGCATGGCTTTACCGTCTCATGAGTCAAAAAAAGTTTCCAGCCTCCGTGAAAATTGGCTCCCGATCTATCGCATTCATCGAGAGTGAAATTGATGAATGGATTAATCAGCGCATCGCTGAATCGCGTGGTGAGGTGGCGTAATGGAAATGAAAAATCCCCATGCGACCAAGCGCCATAGCGTAGTGAATCAGGCTGTTGTGCAGATGAATTTTGCTGCTGATTATAGTTTCAGCCTGTCAGTGTACATCTCATCCTGAAAAAGCGTCGTAATACTACCGAATAACGGAGCCTGAAAATGAAACTGAATAATATGACCTTATCCGGTCAGGGCCTCGCTCAACCTGAAGCCAGCCAGAATGACATTTTAATAAATCATAAATCTGAGCCGCGAATTGATTCCCGTATCATTTCGGAGCGAGCCGGAATACAGCATCAAAGCCTGGGCGCGACGATTAAATCGCACCAGGATAGATTCCGTGAGCTGGGATCGCTGCCCCGTCAGTCCCTCCAGGAATTACCCGATTTGAAATCGGGAAAAGCCGGTCGTAAGCGTGGGCGTCCTGAGATCAGCTATTTGCTGAATGAGCCTCAACTCGACTATTTGCTGCGTATCATCCGTGGGCGTGATCCTGAGCGTGTTAACCAGTTCAAGCTGGATGTCACTAAGGCATTCACTGATCGTCGTGCCACCCAGCCTGTACGTCGGGAATATCTGCCCGGTTATCATGAAAGCCGTGATGGCTTAAAAGCACTGGGGGCGCAGCGACATCACTACATCAATCTGGCGCGTGCTGAAAACCGCGTTGCTGGCCTGTCAGATGGTAAACGTGGCTTCGCTGATGCGCAGCAGCTAGGTGTACTGATCGTTATGCAGAAAATTGAGCAGGCCGCATTTCATGAAGCCATTAATAGCGGCATGACCCCGACAGATGCGGTAAGGGAGGTAGCTAAGCGCATGGAGGCATTCGCCAGCCTTATGAGCGGCAACGCCATTCTGGGGGTAGGTCATGCGTAAAAATGCCATAAATCACATTTTGCACCCTATGCCGAAAAATGGCTTGCCGTTTGTCCCTTACCTCGTCTATGTTTATAGGACACCAGCAAAATCTGGTGTCAGGATTGGCGTCCTGGTAATGTTATCGGCGACATATGACGCGCCTAGCGTCTTTTTTTATGTTGTTAATTCAGTGCATCATTTTTTTAGCGCTGCGGGTATAATCCGTGCCGCTCCCAAAATTATGGTGGGCTGGGTGGGGGCTTCTTCAGAAGCGCCGGTTTCCGATAACGCCGGTTACGCCAACCCTGCTCAGTTCACCACCAGCGAAATTGGCGTTTCCGGTGGTGGTTATAAACATCAGTTATCGGAGGTTGCCACCATGGCTAATACCCCTACCCAAAATTCGCAATTCATTTGGATTATCGCCGCTGTTCGCCGAGATTGTCTGACAATCAAGCCTGTTCTTCACCATGTTACTGCTGAGACTGAGCGTGACGCTCGTCGCACTCTAGCACGAGAACACGTCACCTTTTTTGTTGGCCGCGTTCGTTTATCGGAGGTGGTCTATGCAAACTGACAATTCTTTCGATTCTGACAAACCCTTTCTTTTCGATGAAATGACACACGAAACTGAATGTGTTTTGGCAATTCTTCGGACCGTTAATCAGGTTAACGATCCTCATACCAAGAGCTATTTGATTGATGCTGCAGAGCTTATTGGCACGAGATTGTTGAATAAGCTTCAGCATAATGAGCGTATTGAGGATGGGGAATGATGATGCGTAACATCGACATGATCCGCCAAGTATCCGAGGCGGCCCGTGGTCGCTGGCCGGACGTACTTTCGCTGATGGGGATCGAGGTTCCTACCTCGCCCCGCGCACAGGTCGCCTGTCCGGCATGTGGTGGCAAAGATCGCTTTCGCTTCGATGACGACGGCCGTGGTGCGCACTTCTGTAATGCCTGTGGTGCCGGAGACGGATTGGAGCTGGTGAAGAAGGTTAACAGTTGTGATGCCACTCAGGCCGCTCAGTTGGTGGCCGATGCGCTGGGGTTGGATGTACAGACCCTGCACAGACCAACCGGAAAGGAAGTATCACTGTTGGCGCAGCGCCGGGCCGAACGTGAGCAGCGGCAGGCCGTAGAACGTCAGGGTATGGCGGCGAGGTTCGCTGCTAGCCTGGACAAACTAACCGCCCAGGTGTTGCCGGGAGAGCCTGCTTACCTGACTGCGCGCGGTTTGGTTGGCTTTGTTTTCCCCGTCCTGCCTGATGGCTCCCTAATGATGTCTCTGACGGGCAACGCCGGTACCACCACTGCTGTGCAAATTATCGCACCAGACGGCGGCAAGCGCCTTATTTCAGGCTCTGCCCTTACCGGCTCCTGGCATGCCGTGAATGCGGTGTTGGATCCGCAGGTAGTGATTATTGCCGAGGGGCTGGCGACGGCTCTTACTGCCCACCAGATCCGCTCGGACGCGCTGACGATGGCTGCGATTAATGCCGGAAACCTGAAGCCAGTGGCGCTGGCGATGCGAAGCCAGTACCCGGAGGCGCAGATCATCATTGCGGCGGATAACGACTGGCATGCAGAGGGTGAGACGGATGACCGGGGCAAACTGAAGGTAAACACCGGGCGCATCAGCGCAGAGAAAGCCGCCCAGTCCGTTGACGGGTGGGTGGCGTTGCCTGAAGGCGAGTTTAAAGCCGACTGGGACGATCTGCGCCAGCGCAACGGTATTGCCGATACTCGCGCCGCGTTCAGTAAATCACTGTATCAACCACAGGTAGAGGATTTATTTGTGTTACCTGAAGTGACCGTGGCAGATAGCGCCAGCCAGAAACGCAACACACAGAAGCCCTATGTGGACAGTCGCCGCAATGGCCTTTACTGGGTTGAGCCTAAAGAAAAAGGTGGGGAGATCACCGAAGTAGAGAGCCTGCTTTGTTCCGCGCTGGAAGTGGTTGGTGTGGGCATTGATGACAACAGAACGCGATATCTGGTGCTGCGCTGGCGGGCGCTAGGTGCGAAGGAAGAAACGACGCAAGCGATCCCCCTAGCTGACATTGGCGAAAGAGAGGGATGGCGAACACTCAAAGCTGGCGGCCTGTACGTCACCACCAAAAGCGGCTTGCGTGCGACGCTGGCTGACTGGCTTCAGAGTCAGGCCCATAAAGGGGAGATCTGGCGTATTGCTCAGGCTACAGGCTGGCAGTGTGGCGCATATTTAATGCCTGACGGCGACATTATCGGCACACCAGAGATACCGGTTCTTTTTAACGGCCGCAGTTCTGCCGCATCAGGCTATACCACCAGCGGCACAACTGAGGGCTGGCGTGACAGTGTGGCGCATCTGGCCGGAGGCAATTATTCCATGATGACGGGTGTTGCTGCAGCACTAGCGGCCCCGCTGATTGGCCTCGCCGGAGCCGACGGGTTCGGGATCCATTTCTATGAGCAGTCGAGCGCCGGTAAGACCACCACGGCTAACGTGGCGGCCAGTCTGTACGGTAATCCTGATGTGCTGCGTCTGACGTGGTACGGCACTGCGCTGGGGTTGGCGAACGAAGCCGCAGCACACAATGACGCGCTTATGCCTCTGGATGAAATCGGCCAGGGCGCGGACCCCGTGGAGGTATATAAATCTGCTTATGCGCTGTTCAACGGTACCGGGAAACTGCAGGGAGCTAAAGAGGGTGGGAACCGCGAGCTGAAACGCTGGCGCACTGTAGCCATTAGCACTGGAGAGGTGGATCTGGAGACATTCATTGCCGGTGCTGGGCGCAAGGCAAAGGCTGGGCAACTGGTGCGCCTGCTTAATATCCCACTCTGTAAAGCTGTTCGCTTCCACGGCCATGAAAGCGGTAAGCACCATGCCGATGCGCTGAAGGATGCGTATCAGAGCCACCACGGTGCTGCTGGCCGCGCATGGGTTCAGTGGCTGGCTGACCATCAGCAGGAAGCTGTTAAAGCGGTGCGGGAGGCAGAGGCGCGCTGGCGCGGGATTATTCCGGCCGACTATGGGGAGCAGGTACATCGTGTCGGGGCGCGTTTCGCCATTCTTGAGGCTGCACTTATGGCCGGGCGGGTGATCACCGGCTGGGATGAGCAAACATGCCGTGATGCTATCCAGTACAGCTTCAATGCCTGGATTCGGGAATTCGGTACCGGGAACAAAGAGCATCAGCAAATCATCGAGCAGACCGAAGCATTCCTCAATGCTCACGGCCTCAGCCGGTTTGCGCCATTCCCGTATGACCCGGGCAGCCTGCCAATTGCCAACCTGGCAGGGTACCGCCAGAAGGGAGGGCATGAAGCTGATCCTGTGGTGTTCTACACCTTCCCCGCCGCTTTCGAAAAAGAGATAGCGCAGGGGTTCAACGCGAAGATGTTTGCTGAGGTGCTGAAAAACGCCGGGATGCTGACGCCGCCAAATACCGGTCGGGGGTACCAGCGTAAGTCTCCGCGAATTGATGGCCGACAGATCAATGTTTACGTGATCCAGTATCAACCGGAGGGGAGCCAGCCAGAGTAAGTAACTCTCTCATGTGCGTAGTTTAGGTGTTGGTTCAGTTGGTTCAGTTGGTTCAGTGTTTTTATGTGGCTGTTATTTAATAGTTCACTCTCAAAAATTGAACCAACACTGAACCAACAAATGACCTTTTTGAACCAACACAAACCCCGTATTTCAGCATTACAGGCAGGTAAAAGACGATGACAGCACAAATTTCAGCATACGGGCGGCTGGTGGCGGATGTGCAGAGCCGCACGACCAACAACGGTAACCCGATGGCATTTACCCGGATGGCGGTTACGCTTCCGTGCCAGAAAGCAGAAAACGGTGAGGCTACCTTCTGGCTGGCGGTCACGGCGTTCGGTAGGCAAGCCCAGGCGCTGGCGAAGCATCAGAAAGGCGATTTGGTGAGCGTAGCGGGAAATATGCAGGTGAATCAGTGGACCGGCAATGACGGTGGCACACAGACCGGATATCAGGTGATTGCCGACAGCGTGATCAGCGCCAGAACAGCTCGGCCGAGCGGGAAGAAAGGCCAGCAGGGGCAGGCAATCGATGCGCTACGCCGTGCACAGGAACCGATACCTACTACTGGTACTGGATATGAAGGATGGGAGCAGACGCAACCGTATGATAATTTTTGATGGCGAGGTAAGTACTTTATTAATTCGTACCTTAAAGGTGTCCTCGGTTTGTTGCTATGCGCCCGTATAGATCCAGACTTGCATTTTGTGTTTTACTGTGTTTTTATACAGTCATTACTGTTCATAATCACAGCTAACAGACATTCCTTTTTGATTGTAAATTAAGTCTTTTCCGATTACTCAAGGTTGAGATTTATGATCACAGAGAAAGCCACATTCACTTTCTACAATGTCAGAAATGCCGGTTTTTATCGTGCGGGAGCATCGGTTCCAGAATTTGGTTCTTTAAGTGAAACTCTTATTGATTTGAATTGCTGGGCAGCAGAAAAAGTCCTTAAAGAAACAAAGACTTTTGAGGCTGATGAAGAGCGATATCCTGCATACCTAGTTGATTCTAAGAATGTTGGTGATGATTGGCTGTTACTGCTCTGGAACGAAGTTCCAAGTAATGGTCAGCGCATGCCTTCTTTGAGTGAGGATGCAGTTTATGGAGCTGATCCGGAAGTGATAATGAACCCTATTCGTGAAAGAACTATTCCCGGGTTTGCTACTTACTTTTGGTTTATTGCTGACAGAAATCTCATGGCCACAGTAAAGTTGCACAATAAGGTGACGGCGCAGGCTACCCTACAAAAGTATATCCAGTGTTTTTTAAAACAATCTTCTGAACATGCTAAAGCGGAGGTCATTGAACTTGATGACGGTTCACATGAACTTAAAGTCACTGGGTACATGTTAGATGTAAATGATGATCAAGAAGAGCGTAAGCATTACTACCCTAGATTCAATGCCAATTTGATAAAAAATCCGGGTAAGCACGAAGAAATAAGACAAAAAGCTAATTTTATCAGTAAAATAGAAAGAGTTATCGAGTTAGATCTTAACCGTCACCCCGATTTGGATTTATGGCAAAAATTATTGGATAAATTGCATGTTGGTGCCCAGCAAGGACCAGGGGTATCAACTAAGGTAAAATATATTGTATCCCCAGATGTAGGTCTTGCTGATGTAAATCAAATGATTTTGGATTGGGATAATGACCCATCTGAAGTGAACGATTATGGTTTTGTCTTTAAAGGGGAACCAAGCAAGACATATTGGTTAAGTAATTCGCTCTCTAGGACACAATTTGATGTTCGTATCGAGAGAGAAAACAATGAAATCGTCAACTTACAATCTTTACTCGTCGAGCTACGGGCGAAGAAAGATCTAATCTTGAGGGGTTCAGGCTTATAATGAAAGCAAAAGTGATGTTGTTCATTTGTATACTTGCTCTTGTATCAGGAGCAGGATACTTTGGCCGGCATATAACTTTTTCCATTCAGTGGCCTTTGTTTGAAGCACTTAGAACTACAGCATCGATAATTTTTGCTGTCGTTGGGGCATGGTTTGCGATTATCTATCCAGAAAGATTAAAAAAATCTTTTCGTGGAGGAGATTCGAGCGGTGGTGGTGCAGGGATCCATAACCTCTTTACTCCTATTGTTCATTCGACAGCTATCCTCGCAGCTGTACTGCTCGTCGGCATTGGTGCTCCGTTATTAAAGCAATTTGATTGGGTAATGGAGCACAAAACAGTTTTCAGAGGACTATCTTACGGTTTGCTGGTATTCCTCACGTTATGGCAGCTCTTAACTGTCGTTTTAAGTCTTACTGGCCCCGATATCCTTAAGCGATTTACTTCTAAGCAAGAATCGTCAAAAAGAGCAGCAGAATCGATGCTCAATCCCAAAAACAAGAACTAACCATGCGGGTAGATCTTTCTCACAAATATTTCCACGTAACAATAGACGTACTCTTCTCACAAAAATGTCACGACTAATATGTCCATATCTGATTTATAGGCAGAAATGGCATGTTCTGGTTATGTATGGCAGAAATGGTGTGTTCTGCCTGTGACTCCTACTCATTCTTACATTGTTTGCTAACTAATTAACCCTCTTTCTGGTAACGATCAAATTTGTTATTTCATTAATTGCAATAAAGACAATGAATATTTCATTTTGTGAAATTATAATAACTTCATAAATATCAGGAGGTGGTTATGTCGAAACAGTCCGTCAAACCGGTCTTGCTCAGCGAGGCACAGATTCAGGCAATCCGAAAAATTCAGGAACAGCAGCGCCAGCAATCAGGTATCGGTGTTGCACCTACTATCCATGAAATCGCTCGTGGACTGGTGGACAAAGCATTGCAACAGCATTTGGGGTAAAAGCACCAACTTATTGATGCTAAAGCAATTCAACTAATTCCCCGGTATTCATACAGATGTTAAGTGTTTTGGGGTTAATAAAGGTAACTATGAAAACGAATATCACTGACGAAGAGTTGCTGCAGGAAGTTCAAACACTGGCTGATAAATTACCACCTGAAGAACGACTACCCATTTTAGAGTTACTTCAGCGTTACAACACCGTATACAGCGTTGCCCAATCATTCATTCCGGATTATCCATACGGTGTTTTAGATGAATTGGCTCAAATTACACCATGCACATTAACCTCACACCAAGAATACTCACTTAAATCTTACCCAAAAAATATTCTTCAATTTAATCAGATTAATGGGGAGAAAAAATAATGTGCGGACCAGCTGCGTTTGTCGCTGCATCTGTCGCTATGTCAGCAATGCAGGCATATAACCAGCGACAGGAAGGTAAATATACCCAGGCTGTTGCAAACCAAAATGCTGATATTGCAGAAGCCCAGGCTCAGGATTCGATTAACCGTGGAAATATTCAGGCTGAAGAGTTGCGTCGGCGCAACCGGCAGGCAGCCGGGACACAGGCCGCCACGATGGGTGCAATGGGTACCGATCTGAGTTCTGGCACCGCGCTAGATATTTTTGGCGATACGGCTCAGTTTGGCGCGCTTGATGCGCTGACTACGGTTAATAACGCTCAGCGTGAAGCATATGGTTTTCAGGTTCAGGCTGAAAACTACAAAGCTCAGGCCAGCTCAGCACGCAAGCAGGGGAATATGGGCGCATTTACCACATTGCTGACTGCTCCACTTCAGGCATACGGTGCTTACCAGATGGGCGGCGGAACGTGGTCACCATTCACTCAAAGCACTCCAGCACCGATTAGCGCTGCTATCGGTACACCAACCGGTCGATAAGGAGACATAGAAATGCCAACAGTACCAACAGTCACTGGTCGTCAGGTTGAAAGTCGCGGGTTTCAGTCTCCTGGTTTTCAGGCATTCGATCAGCCAAATATCGGTGATGCAGTGATTGGCGCCGGTCAGCAAGCCTTGAATGTTTTTGGTGAGGCCAAACAACAAGCCGATCTCGCATTAACTCAAGACGCAACCCAAAGGCTTTACGCTGTGGGAAGTGGATTGATGGATGATCCTAAAGAAGGCCTGATGACCCTTCAAGGAAAAAATGCCATTGGTCAAGCCCCCGGATACATCCAGAAATTTGATAATGAGGTGCAAAGTATTGCCGGCTCGTTACCTGAATCCGCAAGAAATGTATTTTTAAAACAGGCCCAACAACAGCGAATGCAATTTGCTACCCAGGCTGAACGGCACGAGTTAGGTCAGCGTAGACAATATGAAACTGGGCAGCAAAATGGATACCTGTCATTACAGGCCCAGCAAGCCATATCCAATCCTGCTCTATTCAACCAAGCGTCTCTCAATGCCAGAGCCTCAATTATGGCTTATGGACAAGCTCATGGACAAAGCCCCGAAGAGATCGAGGCAAACTGGGTGCAGTGGCGCGAGCAGGCTGCGAATCGCGCAAGTGAGGCATGGTACAACCCAATGTATCAACAGATGATGGGTCCTGAAGGGAAAATTGAGGTCACCGACACTCCACAAGAAGCGCAGCTCTTTTCGTCGATTATCTGGCAGGAGAGTGGCGGCAATCAGTTTGGTAAAGATGGTGCACCGCTGGTATCACCGAAAGGTGCTGTTGGGGCAGCGCAGGTGATGGAAAGTACCGGTCCGGAGGCTGCTAGCCTCGCTGGTCTTCCTTGGGATCGCGACAAATGGCTGAACGACCCGCGATATAACGTGCAGCTTGGAAAGGCATATTTCGGCGCGCAGCTGAAAAAATACGACAACAATCCGGTGCTGGCGGTAGCAGCATACAACGCCGGGCCTGGCGCAGTCGATGAATGGATTAAACAATTTGGCGACCCGAGAGATGGCACTGTGTCGAATGCGCAGTTCGCTGCGGCGATCCCATATGAGGAAACGCGCAACTATGTTGCTAAAGTTACAGGTAGCGCAGGATCCATACCGGGCAATGCCACTATTGAGAATCTCGTAAACCAGCCCTTCTGGAACGCGATGAGCCCGCAGAAAAAATCAGTGATGCTGAGTAAGCAGGCTGGCCTCTATGATATGCAGGCCGCCGCAGGGAGGTTGTCACTTCAGAGCCGTATGCAGGATGACATGGCGAAGTTGGAAGCCGGTCAGCCGGTCAATCCTATCTCAGAGCGTGAATGGCTGGCGGTTATGCCACTTCAGGCCAGCCCATCAGAGCGTATCCAACTACAGCAGTCATTCGAGCAGTACCAGCAGGCGATGACGCTGCAACCGGTATATCAATCCATTATTCAGGGTTCTGCGCAGCAGGGTATCGCTGCGGTGCAGTCTATGGTGCCGCAGGAAGATGACCCTGACTTCAAATTTAAGCAGAGCCTGTACGCAACTGCGCAGGCCAAACTGAATCAGGTAATTAAAGCGCGCGAGTCCGACCCGGGTTCGTGGCTACAAGCCAACTCGCCGGTGGTGAAAAACGCCTTTGAGCAATATCAGAACAACCAGGCATCAGGTGAATATCTGGTTTCCCGTCTGCAAGCAGAGAAAGACCGCCTTGGTATCAATAGTAAGAAGGTACTTCCTGACTCCATGGTTAACAACCTCATTTCTCAGATCGATAACAATAAAGAATCAAGCGTGACCGCCATTCAGTCGGTGGCACAGTCGTTCGGAAAATACTCAGATCAGGTTATGCAGCAGGTGCAGAAAAGCGCATACCCTGCCCTTCAAGTCATCATGGCGACAAATAACCCTCGGGCCGCCAACGCGCTCTGGCAAAACCGCAGTGTTAAAACTTCTGACCTGCGCGGCAGTTTTGAGAAGACCGACGCCGACAGCGCCGATTCATCTTGGAATAACCAGGCCAAAGATTTTGCCGGAACGATGGTTGTACAGCCTGGCGGGACTGCTGTGTGGAACAACTTCAACGAGCAGGGTAAACGCCTGACCTACACCTATATGCAGCGCGGCATGTCGCCTGGCGATGCAGCAAAACAGGCATATCATGACGTTCTCGGCGAGCAGTATCAGACCAATGGCACTTGGCGTATGCCTAACAACGCCGGGCATGATATTCGTGACGTTAATGACGGCGCTAACGTGTACCTGAAGAATCTGTCAGCAGATCAGATCATGCCGCTAATCGGTGACGCCCGTCTTCCGGATGAGGTTAACCGAGAGCATAGTATTTCCCGCATTCGTGATAACGCACAGTGGGTAACCAACAGCGACGAAACAGGGCTTACGCTGATGATGAACGGTCTACTGATCAACAATGCGCAGGGGCAGCCGATTACTGTGTCGTTTGCTGATCTGGCGAAACTTGGCGCTGGTAACCGTACAACTTGGAACAGCCTGACCAAATTCGTGCAGACGCCGGTTAAGTACACTCCGGGTCAGTCGAAGAATTACACGGTAGAAAGTCAGCGTGAAAATCTGATCAACATTATCCAGAACGGCCAGCAGACGGGACGATAATATGCCGATTTATACAGATGACCCAGGGCAGGGAATAAACCAGCCGCTGTCGAATGCCCCATCAGGGCTTGGTGAATCGCTGCTTTCCTCCCTGAAAGAGGGGTTCAAAGAGGGTCCTGTTGTGTCAGGTTATCGGTTTTCTCAAGCCGACCAACTGGCAAATGACCCAAATTCGGCCATCGTCAGTAAATCTGACGCGGAAACACGCCTTAAAGAGTACGGCGTTAAAAGTATCAATGTGCCTGACAGCGGTGTTACACAAACATTCCTCGACCATGTGATCAGCGAGCGCAGAGAAACTCTAGCGAAGCAGCAGATCGCCATGTCTGCCCCGTCTGGATGGGTTGCCACTCCGCTTAACTTTGCCGCAAACCTTGCAGGATCAATGGCTGATCCCGGTAACGTGGCTTTGGCGCTGGTCCCGTTCGGTGGAGAAGCAAAGGCGGCAGCTATGCTCGGGCGCTTCGGTGAGCGTCTTTCCACTGGTGCTCGGCTTGGCGCTGCTCAGGCCATTGCCACCTTACCTCTGACGGCACAGGCAGCAGCGGCAGAAGGAGATGACTTCACATATGGCAATGCGCTGGAGAGCACCTTCTTTAACACCATCGCTGGCGGGTTGATGCACGCTGGCGGCGGGCTGATATCGGATGTGGTACGCTCCCGCAGGGCTGGTACTGTTGAAAATCCTGCTGCCTCGCAAGACGTTCAGCCTGTCGCTGATGCGCAGCCAACACCGGTGTTTACGCCTGAAAATATACCGGCAGGCGTAAATATTCCTGAGTCCGGCACCAACGCCGATCTGTCAGCGGCAATCGCGCGGGATGCGGAAGCGTATGCCTACAGCCGCGCCTATGATGATGTTGTGCCGGAATATATGGCAAGGCAGCAGGAGCTACAGACAGGGAGCATTGACAACGTTGCGGATCTGCGAACTGAGTTGGTGACCAACAACCGGCAAAGTGAGGCGCTTGACGCAACTCTGGCCCAGCGCACGACCGAGTACCAGGCGCAACGCATGAAATTCAAAGCAGCACGAGCCAGGGCTCAGCGAGATATTGAGGTTGAGAAAGACGCCATCACCGCGCGTAACCAGGAAATTACGCAACAGATTGAACGTAATGCTGCAGCAGAGCAGGCAAAAGGCAGAGAGGCGCAACTGTCCCGCAAAGAGATACCTGACGACTTGGCTCCGTTAATAGCCCAGCGTGCGCAACAGATTCGCGAAAGCATGCAGATGTCGCCTGTGGCTGGTGCAGTGCGCACTGCGTCGGCAGCGGTGCGTGAGGCTGACTGGAGCGTTAACCAGCAGGCGTACCGAGGCGCACTAGCGCACATGATGGAAGGGCGCTCGCCTGATATTGAGCCATTCTATGATCTGCACAAACCAGCTCTACGCGAGCGTGCTATCCAGCGCATACAAAATCCGGTGCGGCAGGCTGATGAAGGTTCCCGCGCCGTCAGTGAAAGTGCGGATCGTGTGTGGCAGGATACGCAGAAGGCTGACCATGAAATGACAGCGGCTACCGCCGATCTGGAAAATGAATTTAATATCAGTGATGCGCTGCTGAACGACATTGCCACAGACAATCCTGATCTGGCTGCGTCAATGCGTGAGAACATTGCTGCGATCCGTGCGGAGGCCAGCGACGACTCTATCGGCAAAGCGTATCGCGCTTTCGCCGCCTGTATGATTAACCGGGGACTGTAATGGCTAACGAATTTCTGACGCAATGTGAAATTACCGTCAATACGGCAGCAGGGCGCAAGCTTTCTGATGACGAAATGGAATCTTTGGTGCGTGACATGAACGACACCACAAACCGGATACTGGCTGGTAATGAAGCACTGACGCTGGAGGAAGCAGCGATGCGCGCCGCGCAGGAGCTTGGTAATCGCGAGCAATTGGCTAAAGTCATTGAGGCACGGAATAAGGCCATTAATACCCGTATTGCAGCTCAGCGCCTTGGCGAGCTTCGCCGGACTTGGAAAGACCGTCCGGACATCGGTCTGGAGGCTATTCTTGTCGGCCGTAATGACGCGCGCACTGGTTCCCGCCGCTCGGTATCCTCTGAGGTGGCCCAACTGCGCGGTAAGTATCACGCTGGTATCAACTATGATTTCGACCAGGCAGGACTGGTTAAATTTATTGCCAGTGGCAGCAATGACCGCGAGATCGCCGACGCCATGTGGCGCATTGGCCGCGGACAGAAAACGGACGGTATGACGCCGCAATCAGTCAGTGCCGCTAAGATCATCATGAAGTGGCAGGAAACTGCGCGCGTGGATGAAAACCGTGCTGGTGCCTGGATTGGTAAGATGCCTGGCTACATCGTGCGGCAGTCGCATGACATACTGAAAATACGCGCCGCTGGTTATGAGGCCTGGCGCAATTCTATTCTTCCACGTCTGGATGATGTCACCTTTGACGGGATAACAGACCGAGAAAGTTTTTTGAGCGACGTTTATGACGGGCTGGCATCAGGTGTGCACCTGACATCTGAGAAGCCTGATTGGATGAATGGCTTTAAGGGATCGGCGAATGCGGCCAAACGAGCCAGCCAGGAGCGGGTGTTGCACTTCAAAGACGGTGTTAACTGGCACGAATACAACGAGCAATTCGGAACTGGCAGCCTGCGTGAGGCAGTATTCGGCGGACTGAACAGCGCGGCGCGCACTACTGGAATGATGCGTGTACTCGGAACTAACCCGCAAAATATGTTCAATTATCTGGCTAGCACCATTGAAAAAGATATCAAAAAGTCAGGAAATCCCGCTGCATTGGCTGACTTCAATACCAAAATAAAACGTATTAACCGTACTGTAATGCCACAGGTTGATGGTTCGCTAAACATACCTGGTAGTGTTGGATGGGCAAATGCTTCCGCTAACGTGCGCGGCTGGCTACGCATGAGTCAACTCGGTGGCGCGGTTATTTCGTCTTTTAACGATGTTCCTATCTCGGCGACAGAAATGCGGTATCAGGGACAGAACTTCATGCAGGCGCTGACCGGAGCGATGAAGGGGCGCTTTTCCCGCTACACCAGTGATGAGCAGAAGGAGATCCTTTCATCTATCGGCGTTTACTCCGACACGATGACGCAGGAAATCATCCGCCGTATGTCCGGCGACGACAGCATGAGCGGCAAGATGGGCCGTGCGCAGCAGCTATTCTTCAAATACAACCTCATGAACTTCTGGACAGAATCCGGGCGTAACAGCAACGCCATGATGATAACAAACTGGCTGGCGAAGAACGCCGATCAGCAGTTTTCTGCACTGCCGGAGGACCTGCGCCGCGTTCTGGACCTGCACGGCATAGGTGACGCTGAATGGAATATCTACCGCAGCATGGACATGGCAGACAGTGAAGGCCGCAAATTCATGACGACCAGCGGAATTCGTGGCGTTCCGGATGAGGTGATAGCCTCATATGTTGAAGGAAAAGGCATGAAGGTCACCGAGCGATCTATTGCCGATGCGAGAGACACGCTGGAAAGCCAACTTCGTGGGTATATTCTTGACCGACTAAACATCGCTATGTCAGAGCCTGGAGACCGTACGCAGGCGTTTATGAAGATGGGCACTGTACCAGGAACAGTAGCTGGTGAGGCAATACGTTTCGCTGGTCAGTACAAATCGTTCACTGCGAGTTTCATGCAGAACGTGCTTGGACGTGAGGTATTCGGGCGCGGTTATACTCCCGCTGGACTAGGTGAATCAAAAACAGGATCGCTGACGAATGCGTTGCTACGTAACGGGAATGGCGCTTTCCTTGGCGCTGCAAACCTGTTTGTATGGTCCACGTTGTTCGGATACGTCTCAATGCAGGCCAAGTTGATGCTGAAGGGACAGACCCCGCGACCGGCAGATGCTAAAACATTCCTTGCGGCAGCGGCGCAAGGTGGTGGACTCGGGATTCTTGGTGATTTCATGTTTGGTGAAGTTAACCGGATGGGGGCTGGGCCGGTTACGTCGCTAATGGGGCCGGCAGCATCGAACGCTGACAGCATTATCACGCTGCTCCAGCAGACCACAAGAGGCGATGCAGATTTGGGTGACTGGTATCGCACCTCTCTGGACAATACACCATTCCTGAACGTATTCTGGCTGCGCACAGCAATGAACGGTCTGATATTAAACCGTATACAGGATGCGCTTGACCCAGGCTCTTTGGAGCGATATCAGCATCGGGTTGAGCGTGAGCAAGGTAACGACTTCCTGATCCCTCCGTCACAGTTTATGTTAGGGAAATAATAGTGAATGTTAAATATATTGCTTGTTTTCTTTTCGGCTCGTTTTTAATTCCAGCAGAAGCGAAATTCTACGATGGCCAGCAGTTATACCAATATGCCCAGGAATATAAAAAAGCCGAACTGACCTCCAGCAGAACGCCAGACAATCAACTTCAGGCTGGTGTTTTCATAGGGTATGCCGCATCAATGATCGATGCTTATGGTACTGAGGGGGCCCGAGTCTTTTGCCAGCCAAACGGGAAAATTCAAACTTATGCTGATGTAATTTATAAATACCTAAATGCTAATCCTGATAAAAGACTTAACTCAGCTGAAAGTTTGGTGATTGCCGCCATGCAGGATTCGTTTCGGTGCAAGTAGCCATCAAATGCGCTGGGCAGCAATTAGTGTGACATGTCACAAACGCTGACTCATACCCCAACAAAAAAGCCCGCTATGCGGGCTTCTTGACGAGGTAATCCATGTGCCATGGATTCTGTTCTCTGCTCATAGGTTTTGCAGAAATAGACTCATAAAACTTATCTGCCAGTTCAACGACAAACTGAACTGATGATTCGAACTCTGCTTCTTTATGAGCTGGTGGGAACCAGAAATCTAAGACCCCGACATTTCTATTTTCACATACCGCATAGATGAGATAAGCATCTGATGTAGGAATCTGTTTTTCATAACCGCCAGGGCCATAACGACCAGTTGACCACTTATCCCAGCATTCTTCAGTTCCGCTAAATCCATGGGAATTGGTATATAATCCAATATTCACATGAACTTTTCTTAAATGGATAGGGTAGACGCAAGCGGGTTTATGAAACAGAGTATCTTTACCGAAATCAGCATGATACCCATATCTCCAGTGATAAATAAACGAGTCCTTGAAACCTTTTAATACTGCATCGGTTTTAAATTTAGACTCAGAATATACACCGCCAGAATATTCACTCTGGTCCATCGAAGCTAGCACTCATCAAGCGTTCTTCACGCGAGTCTGACAGATCACGAGAAATCTTACATGCTTCGGTATATGTCATTTTTTTTACGCGCGGAGCAAAACTAACCTCAGCAGGAGTCAGCTTTCTTATGCTATCAACGGTAACTGTATGACGAACAACAACGCTTGTATTACGTACAAGCTGATATCCAAGTTTTTTAGCCAAGGTATCGAGATGGGTCATACGTTTAGCCTTGCGCAATCCAGCCCTAGTCAGCAGCCGGCGCTGGCGAATAGAAGGCTTTTGGCCTTGTTCTTCATCCGCGATCAGAGCAACTATTTTTGACATGGACATCTCCGCGTATCAACTCAACAAAAGGTTGAATTACCTTTGGGGTAATATTACTCAAAAATGAGCAACCCTGCAATCTGTCTAGAATTATTTTAAAGAGGCGCGTCCCTGCGCTAGCAGCCTGAGAACTTTACCGCGTACGTTACGGATTTTGCTCAGTCATTGCGTGATGCCGGGGATACTGCTTAGCCATGCTGCGAGGAGGTATCCCAGGCGCCAGAGTGCAGCTATGGGACGGTGATTACTGGCCGGTAAACCCGGAGCTTAACAGGCGGAGTGTTTCCTGCAAAATTTGACGAGCTGATTGCTTGGCGTTCGTCGAGCCAGCACTCAACCTCATCCGCATTCCATGCGCAGCGCTTATCTGTTATGTACCAGCGTCTTGGAAATTGTCCTTTGTGTTCCAGTCTGTCGATCGTACTCATAGACAGTGGAACCATGTTCATTAACTCTTTTTTTCCGATTGCTCGTTTCATAATCCCTCCAGGTGGTTATTACATAGGGTCACTTTTCATCCATAAGTGACTCTATGTAGAAGCAACATAGGGTCACTTTTTAAAAAAGTGGCACTATGGAACAGAACGCATAGGGTCACTTTTACTGAAAAAGTGGCACTAGATATATGTATAACTACCGGGCAAAAACGCCTTACTGAAAAATGTGTTTTTGTTAATGGGTGAGCAGCCAGTCAGCAGCGAAAATGTGGCATCCAAATGCGAGGTCTCCACTCTTGGCTTCACCAGAACAGCAGGTACGAGGATGGATACCAGAAGTTGGTCACCGGTCCGGTTGCCGGAATAAGCGGTTGCTAAACGTGAGGTTGCCAGACGGGTTGTCAGCGAAAGCGGCATTTCAGAGCGGCAACTTAACGCATAGCCGCCGGAGTTAACGCATAGGCTTAACGCATAACGGCACCAGCCAGTGAAGTATCTCCTGGCGGGCAGAACAATGCTGATCACCACCAGCATTGAGAGATGCCATGACGCCACGCGAAATCGAGTTACTGAACATTGCTAAGCTTGAACATGACGGACACCAGCTCGAACCGCTGGAGCTGCGGGAGTTGAAGCGCCAGTTGGCAGAGGGGACGGCCTTATTCAGGCGATATCGCGAAATGATGACCGGCCCTGTTTACCGATGA